TTTACTATGAGAGAATTATCTAAAGAAATCTCATTACAAAGGGTAATGAGGGCTTCAGGTCGTGTACCTGTACAATGCTCATGCAGTGTTTGTAAACAACAATGTCATACGCCATGTTTAGGTACTCCTGATGATATTGAACGAATTATTGATGCAGGTTATGCCGACAGGTTAGCGCTGACGAACTGGGCTGCTGGTATATTCTTAGGGGTTATTAATATTGCTATTCCGATGATTCAGCCCGTTGCTGGTAAGGAGTATTGTGCTTTTTTCGAGAATGGACTGTGTATCTTACATGATAAGGGTTTGAAGCCCACTGAAGGACGTTTGTCTCATCACACTGTCAGGAAGGATAACTTCAATCCTACTATGAGTATTGCTTGGAACGTTGCAAAAGAATGGCTGATGCCGGAGAATGAGGATGTACTTTCTCGTGTAGTAAATAAATTCTTGAATGCAAGGAAGCCATGAATGTGTGTCAATCAATACCTCGTAGAGATTGTAAGGTGTTTGCTAAATGTGGAGCAAAATCCTTATCACATTGCCGGCGGCACCGCGAAACTGATGAGAAGTGTAAAAGTTGTACTCTAATTCATCGTAAGCCGCGTAATCGGATTATAGATGATTCAGGACGTGAAATGAAAAGATGTACCCATTGCGGAAATTACTTCTACTTGAACCGGTTCTACAATCGTATAGTGGTGAGAAAAGGTAAGGAATATCATTTGTTGACTTCCTGGTGCCGTATGTGTATGTCACAGATTAATAATCAGAGGGCAAAGAAGAAAAAGTGATTTGTCTATTAAATTTTTTGTATGAAATATTATGCTTCAGTCAGCTTTGGAAAGGATTCCTTGGCAATGCTTTTCATGCTAATAGAAAAAGGATATCAGTTGGATGAAGTCGTTTTCTATGATACAGGTATGGAATTTCAGGCAATCTATAACACTCGTGATGCTGTTCTTCCAATTCTTAAAAAACTTGGCATTAAATATACCGAACTGCATCCGGAGCAACCTTTTCTTTGGACAATGTTTGAAAGGCCGGTTAAGAAAAGAGGGACCAATATTATTCATAAAAAGGGATATAGTTGGTGTGGGGGAACATGCCGGTGGGGAACGAGTGAAAAACTTCGTGCATTGAAAGCTCACACAAAAGACGGAATTGATTATGTCGGTATTGCTGCCGATGAGACCCATCGCTTTGAAAAGGAAAATCGACCTAATCGGGTTTTACCACTTCGTGATTGGGGTATTACTGAAGCAGATGCACTCCAGTATTGTTACACAAAAGGTTTTGTTTGGCATGAGGATGGAGTAAGGCTATATGAGCTACTTGATCGTGTGAGTTGCTGGTGTTGTGGAAATAAGAACTTGAAGGAGTTGAAGAATATGTATTTGTATCTTCCATGGTATTGGAAAAAGTTGAAAGAACTTCAGTTAAATACTGATAGACCTTATCGGCGTAATAGTGGAGAAACCATTTTTGATTTAGAGGAAAGATTTAAACGTGAAATGCAATAGAAAGAGTTATTATGATTCCCATATGTGTAAATGGAAAAGATTATTATAATCGAGAAGAAGCACTTGCTGCCTGGTTCGAGGAATGGTTAATGAAACAAGACTTTGAGCAAGACCTTATTGACCGGGAGAAAGAGCTTGAATATCGAAGAACCCATCCAGATTGGGATATTCCCTACGTAATGTATGGAGTTCGTAAAAAACACAAGTCTATTAAGAAGAATGAAATAGCTGTGTTTTATGACTTGTTACCGAGACAAAAGCGTGCTCGTACTGCTGAAACACATTGGTATAAAGTATTGTACAAGAGAAAGGCCACTCCTGAAGAAGTTGAGTCACTCAAGGCTGGGAAATATACCCGTAGATATTTGGTATATTCCTTGTTTATTGAGAAGAGGATGACTCTTGACAAGGCTTTGTCCCTTATAGTTGCCGATGACAAGTTGTTAGGCATTACTGATAATACCATCTCTGAAATTGTAACAGCCTTTGAGACTTTCTTTAACCGTAAATTTAGAATTTATAAACCCGAGTTTACAACTCAACTTAATTTATTTACAGATTAATATGAAAACAACAATTATTTCATGTGTGATTTTGTTTGTGTTCCTGTTATATGTAGGGCATTTGTCTATAACAATCAAGCCGTTCACAGTCCAACTTCCATACTGGCATCGTTCGCTCGGACTGTTTTTGTTGTTCCTCTCTTTTATAGTGTATAATGCCGGTGAACATGCAAAAGGCTACCTTGATGGATTAAGAGAGAGTGAGAGAATAATACTTGAATTGTTGAAGAAAAAGACCGAGTAAAATGGCGTTAAAATGGCGAAGTCTCTGTTTGCTAAACTTGTCAATAACGATTACCTTTATAGACGTAAAGCATTAAAAGTCAATCAACATGAAGAGGAATGAAAAAATAGAAAAATTAGAAAGACTAGGTATTTTCAATCAATGGAAATATAATACAGAAAGGGCAAATGAGACATTTAATATTGAGTGTCCTGACTTCTCAATGACAAATGAAGAACGGATGAACAATTTGTTAGATGTTGATTGCTGCTTTCATCGGTTTCTAGCTATTTCATTCCCTTTTTATAATACTCCTGAAGGTGCTGTTTTTTGGGAGAATATTGCAAAAAAAATAATCGAACTTAATTGGATTGAAATTATGAGTAAAAAAGATTTGATAGAGCAGAACATCACAAGAGTTCAAGAATATGTGAGGGAACTTATTGAAGATGCAAAGTGGAATAATGGTGTTTCGGAAACTCTTGAATCTACTTCAATAATTGTAGGTAATAGTGATGATATCTATGATTTTGCAATTTTATTTGCTTCTAATAGTGAATGTGTTTATTGTGAATTCATAAATGGTAAAATAGAGTACATTGATTGTGAACTAGATTGTGAAATATGCCAATTTGAAGGAAGACTAATTTTTCAATATATAAACGGAAGTTTTCATAATCCTACTAGTCAAATTGTCGAACTGTCAAAATTGCTGATGAAAGGCGAATTAAAAGACACAAAAAGTATCTTTTGTTCTATGGTACTTCGATTAATGGATACTGAAGAATACAGTAACAATTATTGCAAATCTTTGGATTTAGTTCTGAGGCTGTTTCCTGAAATAGATGGAGAATTATTAGAAAAGGAATTGGATAGATATATTTAAGCATTACAAGGATGAGTAAAATGAATTTAAATGAATTAAGAGACAAAGCATATAAAACAGCTTGTGAACATGGGTTTCACGATCAAGAGCTAAGTAACAATCATTTTCTTTGCCTTGTGATTTCTGAACTGATGGAAGCTGTGGAAGCAGATAGAAAAGGAAGGCGTGCTAATGTTGATCGGTATAATAAGAAGATTGCTAACAGCCGCATTTGTCAAGGATTGGATTCTGACATTCCCAAAGAGCGCGGTTACGAAGTTGCATATAACGAAACCATTAAAGGTTCAATCGAAGAAGAATTAGCTGATGCTGTTATCCGCTTGCTTGATCTTACAGGACTTCGAGGAATAAACCTTGAACTTGCCAACGGAGATATTGATGACTGTATTGAAGATATGGCAGAAGCCTGTAAAGACGAAACTTTCACCGAATCAATCTATTCCATCTCTACACTTCCTGTTAGGTATGACGGAATATTTGATTTTTCTACAGCCGTGAATGATATGATACTATCTATTTTCGGGCTTGCCAAGCACTTAGATGTAGACCTGCTTTGGCACATCGAGCAGAAAATGAAGTATAACGAACTCCGTGAAAAGATGCACGGGAAGAAGTATTAACTCTCATAACAAAAAAATGGATGATAAACGAAAACAAATATTGGTAGATTACATATCCTACCTGTATACGACGGGTAGGAGCTATGATAGCATCGGGAAATACATCAAATATGTGACTGATTTTCTTGAAAATTCCGAAGAAATCAATCGTCGTGGTTATTATAAATATAAACATAAAAATGCTGATGCTATGGTGCGCCATTCGTTTATGTGTGAGGCTGTTTGTGATTTATTGTCTTATCTTAAAATCGGATATGGCCGACGGGAAAAGACTGTAAAGCCTTTGGAGAAACTTGAGGTTATTTCAGAGAAGAATAAGAAACTGCTTAATGATTTTATAATATGGTTGACTGATAGCAATGATTATTCCTCTCACACAATTGATGTCTATTATACCTCGTTGAGAAAATATTTTGAATACGCCAATGAACTAAATATGGATAATTGCAGACGATTTATAAAAAGCCTTGAAGAGGAAAAACTTTCTCCAGCTACCATTCGATTACGTATTACAGCCATTGAGAAGTTCTCCAAATGGGTGAAGAAACCTATTGAACTGAAACGACCTAGAATGAAACGCAAGTTGGATGTAAACAATGTGCCGACAGAAGAGGAATATAATAGGTTACTGGAGTATCTGAAAACAAAACTCAACAAGGATTACTATTTCTTCATTAAGGTATTGGGTACTACAGGAGCTCGGCTCTCGGAGTTTCAGCAATTCACGTGGGAGGATATAGCGGCCGGCGAAGTTGTTTTGAAAGGGAAAGGGAACAAGTATCGGCGTTTCTTTTTCCAAAAGCAATTGCAGAGGGAAGTGAAGGACTATATAAAGGAGACAGGCAAGTCCGGTACTCTTGCCGTTGGGAGATTCGGGCCGTTGACTCAAAGAGGTCTTTCACAGCATCTGAAAGTATGGGGTAAACATTGTGGTATCGATTCGAAAAAAATGCACGCTCACGCCTTCCGGCACTTCTTTGCTAAAATGTTCCTGAAGAAAACCAAAGATGTAATTCAATTAGCAGACCTTCTTGGTCATGGTAGTGTAGATACAACAAGAATTTATTTACAAAAAAGTTATGATGAACAACAAAGAGACTTTAATAAAAACGTTACGTGGTAGTGTAGCCCAGCTCAATGAATTGTCGGATATGACTGAAGGCATAGATGTTTATGACGCTGCCGGATATGTTGATACTGAATTTCTTATGGAAGCGCTTTCCTGTGTTAATACTTTTATGGATGCGAGTAATATGGTTATTACGAAAATATCCTCACTGTTAGCGCCGGATGCTCCGGTTGATGAAAGGAAGAGCCAGGCTGATGAAGGTAAGAAATGGAATGTGGAAGAGATACTGAAGCATTGTACTCTTGAGGATAGTGTTCTTAAACTTCCGAAAGTACAATTCAATAAGAAATCCTATGCTGAAGCAAAGAAATGGATAGAAGAAGCTGGCGGCTCATGGCAGGGAGGTAAGATACAGGGATTCACATTTCCTTTTAATCCGGAACGTGTGTTCTCCATCTTGAAAGAAGGTAAGCGATGCGATTTGCAAAAAGATTTTCAGTTCTTTGAAACACCTGCTGATATTGCAGACTGGCTGGTAATGCTTGCCGGTGGAATTCACGAAACAGATACCGTACTTGAACCAAGTGCCGGACGTGGTGCTCTGATAAAAGCGATTCATCGGTCGTGCCCGTCAGTAACAGTTGAATGCTATGAACTGATGCCGGAAAACAGGGAGTTCCTTCATACACTTGATAACATAATATTGCTTGATGAAGATTTTACGAAAGACAGCGTAGGGCATTACACTAAAATTATTGCTAATCCTCCATTTTCCGGTAATCAGGATATTGACCATGTAAGACTTATGTATGAACACTTGGAAGAAGGTGGAATTCTTGCAGCTATTACCAGTCAGCATTGGAAATTCGCGTCTGAAAAGAAATGTGTTGAGTTCCGGAAATGGTTGGAAAAAGTTCATGGAGAAGTTTTTGAAATTGAAGCCGGTGAATTCAAAGAAAGTGGAACTACTGTTAGCACTATGGCAGTTGTAATAAAGAAATAGAACAGGTAATTATTAACTCTCGATAAAATGTCGAGAGTTAATAATTAAATTAGTTTATGAATTCCAGTCGTCTCCGTATAAACTTTGCATACGTTCTTCATAGTCTTCATCGCTTTCAAATGGGTCTCGTTCGGGAGACATTTGAGTAAAGGCATCGTCCGGTTCGAAATCATCTTGATTGTTTTCGTTAAAGTTTTCTTGTTCCATTGGGTAATAAATTATAATGTTTGATATTACATAAATAAGGAAGTGCAAAAATAATAAAAATCACGAATATAATCATTATTGAATTAAAATAATAGAGAGTGTGATTGGATAAATGTTAATATACTGTTAGAATAGTACGATTAGGACTTAATGTATTGAGTAGCCATATTCAATCCTTTTGTTATAATATTATCGATGACTTTCATTTCTATTTTATTGCCACTAAGACTTTCGTTGAACTTTAATTCTGTAATTGTTAGTTTATCATCTGTTATTTTTTCAATTGAGAAATAATGGTTTGAACCTTCAATGGCTATGCTGTCTGTGTTTTGGATATATTTACTGCATAGTGTAAAAGAACTTGTAAGATTTAGTCTCTCGGATATTGTAGTAAATTCACTTGTAAGTGACTGAATTACATTAAAAAGGTTGATGTCCATTCTTTTTAATATTGCAAAAAACTTTGTTGCGGAATTTAGTGTGTAGAATTTCATAAGAAGATTAGCATTAATTGTTTCACAGATAATTTGTTTTTCTATGTCATCTAAAATATGTTTGACGTCACGAACTGATAGCTTATCTATTTTATTGCCAATAGTTTCAATATCATAACAAGATAGTCTCAATTTTTTCAATCTTTTTGCAGGGATGTTACATTCTTTATCAATGTATGTATATAAATAATCTATAGCTATTTGGTTTATTGAGTAATAGAAAGGATAGTGAGTAATAAATTTGTTGATATATCCATTATAATTGGCTTCTTTCCCATAAAAATGGTGAAACAAATGTGATGTGATTTCATAATCGAAGACAGTAACAATATTGTCAAAACCGAATTTGTTCGGTTTGATATCCCTTTGATTACAGAAATCAAGATGTGCACCTAGTACATTTAATATTCTGAAAAGATGTGCTGGATCTATTCTGTCTAGATCTTCAATTATTAATAATGTTTTTTTCTTTTGGCTTCTGTTGATATACTGTAGAGCTTGCTCTATCATTTTGGTATATGTATCACACTCATATAAACCACCTTTTTGATGTGTGAAAGTAGCCAAGAAACTTTTGTATGTTTCTTTTTTCTTTTGATAATTGTCAAAGATTCCTTTGGTTTTATCTATGATTTTTTGAATAAAGGCACTATGGGGTAGGAAAGAGACAAGAAATGACACTACTTCCATGAGATTTTCCATATTAAATATGGAATCAGCTAGTGCTTCAAAGTCAATGTTGCATAGAATGTCATCTTCTGCGAGACGAATAATTATATCTCGTTTTATATATTCAAAAATATCTGCATTTTCTGCAACTGAATAGTTTACAGGGTATAGTGTAATAAAGTAATAATCATCTTTGTATTTTTCCTTGAATTCTTTTAGGAAATAACTTTTTCCATCACCAAACTTTGCAGAAAAAATAGTTCTGTCATTGGACTGTAAATGTTCATAAAAGGATTCTAAGTGCTGTGTTATTGGTATTTCAAAGCTCATAATATTTCATTTTTGTGGTGCAAAATTAATCATAAATAGTATATAAACATGATATAAATTAACTCTTTTGAATGAATTATTTTTATGTTGAACCTTTGGTGTATTGTTTATTCGATACACCTTTATTTTTTTGTGATGATGAGAAAAATGATTGTAACTGGCAGTGAGGGTTTTATAGGTAAAGCCCTTTGCCGCGAATTGACAAAAAGAGGTGTTGAAGTCATAGGAGTTGATCGAAAGTCTGGTACTGAAGCCACAAAAGTATGCGAGCTCCTGAAGAATGGGGGGATTGATTGTGTGTTCCATTTGGCGGCGCAAACCAGTGTGTTCAATGGAAACCTGGAACAAATCAGGAAGGATAACATTGATACTTTCATGCGAGTAGCTGATGCTTGCAATCAAAATCATGTGAAGTTAATATATGCCAGTTCATCAACGGCTAATCCGGAGAATACCACTTCTATGTATGGAATAAGCAAGTATTTCGATGAACAGTATGCATCTATCTATTGTAAGGCTGCGACCGGGTGCCGGCTGCATAATGTATATGGACCTAATCCGCGAAAAAGAACTCTTCTCTGGTTCCTGATGGAAAAGGAAAACGTGTCATTATACAACTGTGGTCAGAATATCCGGTGCTTCACTTACATAGATGATGTCATTGAGGGGCTTATTTATGCGGTGGGCTGTAACCGGCAGCTTATCAATATTTGTAACGTCCAACCTGTGACTACTATGTATTTTGCTTCTTTAGTAAAATACTACAAACCGCTTGAAATTGAGCTAATTAATAAAAAACGGGATTTTGACAATTTGGAGCAGTCGGTGAACCGGGATATCTATTTAGTACCTTTGTCTTACACATCTGTCGAGGACGGAGTAAAGAAGATTTTTGATGAAAGGAAAGGGAAAGATATGTCGTATTG